GGGATCCCCGCAGTCCGTTTTTTTTCGTCTTCCGCCGCCGCGCTCTCTTCCTCCTGCCGCTCTTCCTCGCTGTCGGCGGCGCGGTCCTCGGCCGAAGGTGGCCCGTCCTTGTCGATCTTGTCCTTCCATGCGGCGACGATCTTGGCCTTGATCTTCGTAACCTCGTCGGCGCTGTACTGGCCGGCGTTCTTCTCCTGGTTGATATAATTCCAGGCCGCCCGGATATGGTCCTCAGTATCGATCGGGTAGCGCTTCTTGCCGTCCTCCTGATAGCCCGGATCGGCATATTCGACATCGCCATAAGGCTTCTTCGGGTCGTCGGCGCGCTGCGTGACGATGGTCTCTCGGTTGGCTGGGATCGACACGAATGAAATCTCCATCAGTTCGCTGCGGAGCACGCGCTGCGGTCCCCGCCGGTTGCCCTTTTCGATCGGCTCGGTCTCGCTGGGCTCAAAGCCGATCGAGAGGCCCGAAACGATCCCCGATTTGACGAGGCCGCAGACTTCGTCGGCCATGCGGCTCACCCCTTCCGGCGCGAACGTCACATGCGCATCGAGCGCGTCGTCCGCGAAGCTGATCTGGGTGACGCGGCCGACTGGCGCTTCCGGCTGGTGCTGCCAAAGCACGACCGGGTTCTTGCGGTACGGCCCGATGTCGATGCCCGAACTGACGACGACGAGCCCGTCGCGGCCGAGATCCTCGGTCGACGCCCGCACCTGCACCTCGCGCGGCCCGAGTTCGGACGCGACCGTCGAGAAGGTGCGGCGGATCTGGGTCGTCTCGGTGCCGGTGGTGGTGGCGGTCATGGGTCATTCCACAGGCGCGCTCGGATGGCGGAATCTTTTGCCTCGATCAGTTTCCGCAGACACGCCGTGCGCTCGGGATTGCGGGGGAGGGTCTCGATAATGATTTGCGCAAGCTCGGTGAAGAGCTTGCCATATTCCTGCAGATGCGGCGGCAGGTGGGAATAGACAAAGAACTGCAATAGCGGGTCACTATTGTCGGGCATGGCGATTTTCCTTTTGCTTGATGCGAATACCCGGCCCGCCGGGTCAAACTGCGGGAGACAATTGCGGAAGGAGCCGGCCAGCGAGTTTGCCGTAAGCCGCCATTGCGCCGGTCCCCGTCCAAGTGGCGAACGCCGTGAGATAATAAGGCGTCGGCGCAACGACGACGACGTAGAGGGTCGACAATGGCAAGATAAACCCGACTTGCGTGCCCGCTGAACGCGACTGGTTGGGCTCCTGCAGATTGTACGAGGTGTTGTCCGCCGGATTAGCCGGAGCAGATGCGCTGACCAGAGACACCGAACCGGCGATCTGCTGGATGCTCGGAGTGCCGGTCGTGACGTTGAACCAGACTTCGCCGCTGAGGATCCACTCGCCCGGCGGCAGGGTTGCGGTAATGACGTTGATCGTCGTGCCGTTGGGCAGATTGACGGCATTGGCCGCCGGCACGATCACGCTGGCATACTGACCCTCTGTGAAAATCGTCGTGAGCGGGTGCCCCATCGGCCCCCAAGTCAACAGCGGCGTCGACGCGGGCATCGCTGTACCCCTCCATTCTAGAGCACCAGCAGCCCGCGTTCCTCGTAGACGCTGCGCGCGGACCCGCCCATCGCGGCCCCGCCGACCGCCATCGTCAACGCCACCAGCGGGTCGATGCGGTTCACCGCCTTGCGCTTCGAAAACCAGCGATTGTCAAACGGGTCGCGCTCTACTGCGGCCGACATGCAAGCCGAGATCAATACCGGGTTCCGCTGCAATCGGATGCGCCGCTCGAGGATCAGGTTTTCGAGCGTCATCAGCGAACCTGGAAACCATAGCCCGCTCTCGCGCGCCCGCCGGATGCCGCCCTGCGGGTGCTCGAACTGCGCCAATGTGACACCGAGCGCGTCGAGCTCGTCGGCCAGTTTGGCAAACGCGTACCGGTCATAGACCAGGCGGTCGATCAGCATCTCGGCCGACAGTGCGGCGATGCGCGCGGCAATGTGGTCGAGCCGGATGTTGCGGCCCGGCAATGCGGTGAGCCAACCCTGCGCGACCCACACCTCATAGGGCATCTCGTCGCGCAAGGCCCGTGCTGCGACCGTCTCGCCCGGCGTAAAGGTCTCGACCCACGCCGCGAAGGTGTTGCTGCCGGTGCGCGCCGCAGCGGCGACCGCCGTCAGATCCTGCGAGCCCGAGAGATCGACGCCGAGCACCACCGGGCAGTCGCGGTATTCCGCCGGGTCGAACTCCGCGAGCACGCCTTCGAGCGTCTCACGCGACAGCCACGCCTCGTCGGCGTCGGTCCACACGCAGAAGTGCAATCGCAATACGCCATTCAATTTGCCCGGCACCGCCTTCGCCTGCGCCGTCGCACGGGCCAGCTCCTCGCGCGGGATCGTCACGTCGATGAGCGGGTTCGCCTTGACCCAGCACCGCGGATCCTCGATCGGGTCATCGCCCTCGTCGAGGCCGCACACATAGCTGAACGTCTCGTCGTAGAGCGGCTCGCCGACCCAGCTGAACGTGCTGTCGGGCGTGCGCGTGCCGGCCGCCGCCTGCACCGCGTATTGATGCTCCTGCCAGCAGGCCGACTGCCGGTCGGTGCCGCTGTTGGTGATCATGATGAGCAGCGGCTGGCGGCGGCTCTTGAACCCGCGCTCGAGCATCTCGATCATCCGCCCGTCGCGCATCTCGTGAACCTCGTCGCAGATGCCGCAATGCGGCAATGGGCCCGAATAGCCCTCGTCCGACGAGATCGGCCGGAAAAAGCTGTGCGTCTGCGGGTCGCCGAGGTTCCACACCGGGTTGCCGCCCGATGGCGTCAGCCGCCGCGCGAGCGCCTCCGATTGCTGGAACATCGCGACCGCGGCGCGGAACAGCACCATCGCTTGGCTCTTCTGCGATGCCGCGGCGTAGATCTCGGCCCGCGGCTCGTCATCGCATAGCATGCAGTAGAGCCCCATGCCCGCGACAAGGGGCGATTTCCCGTTGCCTTTCCCCATCTCGATATAGACACGGCGAAAGCGCCGCGTGCCGTCGGCGCGCTTCCAGCCGAAGATCGAGCCGACGATGAATTCCTGGCTCGGCTGCAGCCGAAACGGTGCGCCCTCGAACTGCCCGCCGGCGAGCCGCAAGACGTTCGGGAAGAACTCGCAGGCGAACCGCGCCGTCTCGCGGTCCCAGCGCAGCCCGCGGCGAGCCCCGCTTTCGAGATCGCGCAGATGCCGCTTGCAGGCGTTGCGGACGTGCGGCCCCGCCGGGATCGCGCCGTCGAGCACATGGCGCGCATAGCGCTCGACAGGGTCGCGGGCCCGAATGCGCGTCATGCCTCGGGAGCGACGTCTTGCGCGTCGGGCTGTGGCCCGCCCGACGTCGGCACACCCGGAAACGGCAACACGGTCGCACCGCCGCCCGCACCCGGCGGACGCCCGGCACCATCGGCCGCGGTCCCGGTCATGTCGCTGCCCAACGCCGCGGTATTCGCCGGCACCAGCAGATTGTCGGCGCCGGGCATTGCCGGCAGGCCTTCGCTGCGCCGCTCCTCGTTTGGTGTGGTGAGCCCGGAAAGGACGCGCAGCCGCGCCACATTGGCGCGGGTCAGACTGTCGGCGCGCAGCAATTGCGTATGGTCGAGCCGCACCCGGATGTCCTGCTTGTCGAGATCAAAGCACCGCACCCATTTCTGTTCCCAGCGCTCGATGTCCTGGATGATCGTCGAATTGATGTAGTCCTGGTCTTGCTGCGGTATGTTCATCGACGCCGCGCGGTCGACGACGGCAACCTTGTGCGGCGGGATGCCAAAGAAACGGCAGATTTCGAGCACGCTGAAATCGCGCGCCTTCATAAATTCGAGGTCGACGCTGGTGAGCTGCAGCGGCTGCCATTTGATGCCCTCCTCGAGCACCGCGGTGCTGCCGATGTTCTGAATGCCCTGCGTGAACTCCTGCCACTGCGCCTTCAGCCGCTTTGCGGCGGCCTCGGAGAGCGGCTTGTCGGTCGACAGCACACCCGAGGGCCGCGCGCCGTTGCCCATCCACCGGGCCGATTGCTGCTCCTGGCCCATTGCGACGCCGACCGCATCGCGCGCCAGCCCGATTGTCGACACCGCAATCAGCGCGTTGAACGTCAGGCCTCTGAGATGCAATATGTCTTCTTCCGGCACCGCGACCGGCATATTGCGCAGCATCGCGATCTGCCACAGGCCGATGCGGTTGATGTTGTAGAACAGCGAACCGTCCCACGCCTCGAGCATCATCACCGCGTCGGGGTTGACCGGGATGAGTTCGACCGGGGTGCCCCGCGCGTC